GGTGGCGCGAACGAGATCGTGTCTGTAGCGCTCGGTGCCTACGGCCGAGTGGCGTAAGCCCCTCGGTTCCACCTTCACCTGACCCGCCGTGAGGCGCGTCGTGTCCCTGAGACGGAGCAACGAGAATGCCCCAAGCATCTAACATCGAGGGTACGATCCACGTTGATCGATACCTCACAAACTTCTCGGTCCAGTTTGTACAGGACCGGTCTAACTTTGTGTCGCAGCGTGCGGCCACGGTTATCCCGGTTCTCAAACAGACCGACATGTACGTTGTGTACCCGCGCGGGTACTTCTGGCGCGATGAGGCTGCACCTCGTCCGCTGGGTGGCCGCCCGAGACAAGTTGGCTATAAGGTTGACAGCGATAGCTACTCGGCGATTGAATACGGTCTCGAGCACGTCGTTGACGATCGCCAGTATGCCAACGTTGACGATCCCATCAATCTGGAAGAGAACGCCACCCGGCTTCTCACTGGAAAGATGATGATCAAGCAAGAACGTCTGTGGGCGACGCAGTTCTTCGCCACCGGCAAGTGGACCAAGGAAGTTGGTGGTGTCGTGTCGTCCCCCGTGGACGGAACGTCCATCCTTCACTGGTCTGATAGTGCGTCCGACCCGATCGGCGATATCGACTATTACAAGGACTATATGCACGCGCGTACCGGCTTCATGCCGAACACGCTGGTCCTTGGGGCGAAGGTGAAGCGCCAGCTTCGCACTCACCCTGACATCGCTGACCGCATCAAGTACACCTCAGTTGGTATCGCCGACGAGCAGGTGTTGGCGTCTCTCTTCGAGATTCCCAACATCATGGTTGCTCGTGGCATCTATAACGCTGCCGACGAAGGTGCCACTGATGACTTCCAGTACATCGTCAACACTGACGCGTTCTGGTTGGGCTACGTCGAAAGCGCGCCGTCTCTGGACTCGCCGACTGCCATCGCGAACTTCGCGTGGACCGGCCTGATCCCTGGGGCGACCAACGCTCTGGGTGGTGTTATGGAGCGTAGCCGGGATGACCGGGCTCACTCCAACTGGTTCCAGTGCCGTATGGCCTTCGACCTCAAGTTGGTCGCACAGGACCTGGGCATTTGGTTCAGTGACGTCACTGCTCCGGCCGGAGCCGCGTAATAGGTGAACCAAGCTAAAGAAGGAATAATAACCATGGCTAGGTTTTTCCGAGAGGAGTTTGACCGGGGGCGGGAATTCTACGTCTTACGCCCATTCAAATACGCAGGCGAAGAGTTCGCCCCCGGTCCCTACCCTATCAACAAAACGTTGTTCTCGGTGCGTCGTCTCAGGCAACTATTCGACATGAGGAACCTTGAGATGTGCGCTCCGGGCACCAACCCCAATCCCTTCAAGGATTATGACTTCTCTAAATTCCCTGAAGAGATTGATACTACACCTAAACCTGAGCTCAGAGGGGTGGTGGTGGATGCTGACGCAGAGTTTCCTGCTCCACGCCGTAGCATTCCACGCCGTCGCTCTGGTAGCTTGCCTCGACGTAGATCGGCTCAGTTGGTGGCATGACATCCCTACTTGTTAGTGGCATGACATCCCTACTTGTTAGCGGCATCAAAACCAAGGTTGCTGCTGCCTTTAAGGGTAAGCTCACGCTGGGCACTATCCGGCGTGAGACAACTGTTGGGTTAAACGCACTAGGCGATCCAACTACCCCAACGGTAACCACCTTCTCTTTCGAGGGTATTCGGGAAGATTTTAGTAAATGGTACAAGGCTCAGTCGGGCATCCCGGAGACTGACGTAGGTATTCTGGTATTGTTGGGATCGGTGGTTCCTGCTACCACACCAAAGCAGGATGATTTGATATTCCTCAGCGCACCCTGGAGCTTGTGGTATAAGGTTCGCAATGTGTTGAGTATCGATCCGGCGGGGGCAACCGCTAGGTTGCAGGCTTACGAGGTTCCTGCTCCATGATTAAGTTTAATTCCAAACCTTTTCGGGACCGTTTTGAGCGCGCAGTTATGCGTGGCATCATTCGTGGCGCGGAGGGGATTAGGAATGAAGCAGTTTCCCTTATACTCAATACGACAAAGTCGGGGCGTGTCTACCGTAGGCGTGGTACTGAGCACCAAGCCTCCGCTCCCGGCGAGCCTCCGGCATCTGATACGGGTACGTTGGTCAACAGTATCGAAACTAGCTACGACTTCAAGGCACTTTCGGGATCGGTGGTGGTACGCGCCGCTCATGGGCCTCCTCTGGAGTTTGGTACGCGTAAGATGGCCGCACGCCCCTTTATGCGCCCCGCGCTTGCCAATAAAGGTGGGGATGCCGAGACGTTTATTAAGGAAGAACTCCGTAAGGAGTTTGGGATATGAGCTTCCCTGACGTGTCAGCCCCCATTAGGGCGGCCCTACTAGCGGAGGCTACCGTTATAGCCAACCTGTCAGCGTATGCAGGCTCCTACCCAGTGTTTACACGGCGGCCGGTCCCCCCTGATGCGCCCGAGCGGGTGATTATGGTTAGCCCGGACGTGTCGGTTGACGACGCTGATGGAATTGATGACCAGCGCCCACGGTTGGTGCGCGATATTACGATTTACGGATTGAACAAGAACGTTACTGAGTATCGCGTGGTGGAAACACTAGCGCGGGCGGTTCGTGACTTGTTCCACCGCAATCGCCACGCTATCACGGTAACGGACTGGGCAGTGGTTGATATTGTTACAAGAGGACCAATGCCCGCGCCTGTTGATGATGACAGCGAGGTTGCTAGGCTGGTGACGTTAACGATCCAGCTTGCCAAAAAGAACTAGGATGCCAACCGCCCCTGGCGTTCTTGGAATAGGTTTCGTGTTCGGGGCAACACGAGAAGGCTGGTGACAGCTTTAACGGCGCTAACGCAGTGATGCGTCAGCTATCCCAGGACTTCGGTCCGTAAGTAGAAGGAGCCTCACTATGGCAGGTATTTTTGCTACTGCTGGCGCAAGGCTGTACATCGGTGCTGCGCTGGCTGCCAAGACCACGGACTTTGTCCTCGGAGACTTCTCCGGGCAGTCCTGGGTCCAAGTTGGATGGATGGAGAGCATCGGTGCGTTCGGCGATGAAGCTGCATCTATCACGTTTGATGCCATCGAGCAATCGCGCACCCAGAAACTTAAGGGTACAAGAAACGCTGGTGATATGGCAGTGGTCTGCGGTATTGACTACGAGGATGCTGGACAAATCCTTATTCGTTCAGCAGAGGCCACTCCCAATAACTACGCCTTCAAGGTTCTGTTCAATGACGCCCCATCGGGTGGTGACCCGTCTGAGCGTTACTTCATCGCCTTGGTTATGTCCGCCCGCGAACAGCTGGACACTGCCAACAACGTTATGAAGTTGAACGCAACTCTGGGGGTGAACTCGAATATCGTTCGCGTTAACGCTGCGGCGTAATAGCCGGGCTGATCAAGGAATAACAATATGTCAAATGCAGAAGTTGGAGTTGGGAATGTTCCGATCACGATTGGTGGTCAGGAATATATGTTGGTCCCCACGGTTATGGCCGCCAAGACAGTATCGCGATTGGGCGGCGGTATCCGTGGGGCTATGGATGCAGTCCTGCGCCTGGACCTTGAGGTGATCGAGGGTATTATTCGCGCAGGGTTGGGACAGTCTACCGTCAAGAGAATTCCAGACTTTGAGAACGCCCTGTTTAAGGCAGGGTTGACGGTGCAGGGTGGTGAGGTTGCTGGTAAGTGTATTGAGTTCTGCTCCATCCTTGCTAATGGTGGTCGTCCGGCAGAGGATGAGGGTGCCCCTCAGTCCCCTCAGCAGGGCTAACTCCGGAAGAGGTTGAAGCCGGAATAGCCCGATACTATAACCAGCTGCTGGAGGTAGCTGGTGGCTCTCTTAAGTGGCCTTTGCATATAGCCCTTCATACAGATGTCAACTATATAGTTGTCTCTTATGAGGGGCATTGCACAGAAATCAGAACGATTCTGGAAGCATTGGCCGGTAAGAGTTCCCGACCCACTGGCCCGTCCAAGGATGCGACGGGTAAGGTTATTGAGCTAACCCCCAAAATCTTCGACCTACAAGACTTCGGTAGGCCAAACACAATCAGGCGGAAGCCAAATGGCTGATGACGATACAGTAATTGGCTCAGCAGCAGTTCAAATCCAAGCTCCTCTTGACGAGTTGGATAAGAGCTTAGCTAGCGCACGCACGAAGCTGGAGCAGTTCGACCGGTCGGCGGGCGGTAGCCGTAACCTGACTAACTTGTCCTTAGCCAGCAAACAGTCCCA